TCGCCGCTGTTGGAGAATAGGACTCTTGGCGCTCTTCTGCCTCTTCCATGACCCATCTGTTGCAGTAGAAGTCAGCTTGGACATTGGCCTCCCAGAGATTGCAGTAGCCCTGGACATAGTGAAGGCAATTGCCGCAGTCACGCCCATCGGGTACATCCTCACTCGATGCTGGCCGATAGTTCTCCGGCAGAGCGCGCTCGCCGAATTCTGCGATGTTGAGAGCTGTTAGTTGCTCCTGCGCCTGCGCTTCTGTCCGATGACAGCCCAGCACTTCCCGACCTCCATCTTTGATGACCGCGTATCCGGCGCAGTCTGGATGATTGGTAACGATGCTGTACGGCATTACTGCCTCAGCGATGCAAGAATCTCGCGTGCATGAGTCAATCGTGGCGCATTGGATTCATGATCGCGCGTGCCCGCCACACTCGCCAGATCACCATACGCGCCAAAGGTCACCAGTGAAATCTCTGCCAGATGTGCCTTGATGCGCTCGATGACACCATCGTCTCGCTTGCGATTCTTCAGGGGAGCAAAGCCGATGGAGAGCTGATCGAGTGCGCCATCTTTGATCAGCTCCAAGACTTCATCTCCTGCCGCAGTCTGACTGACTCGCATCTCGGCGTAAAGTCCTTTGTCGGTCTCCCTCAGTAAAGTGGCGCGACCAATGGGCATCCCCTTCGCATCATGTCCGCGTAGAAGTTTCACGCGAAACGGCGCGCGCACGACATCGGCGAAGGCTCCTTTGCGGAAGACCTCAGTGAGATTGCCATTGATGCGCTGCTCGACATCATAAGGAACGGCCATGCCGTAGATGGTGCGACCATCTCCCTCTGCGCGATGTTCAAGATGTATCTCGAAATTTCTGTGTTGTATGTCGCTCATAGGATTGTGGTCTCCTGTATCTCATCATCATTGACATCAGTGACATCATCCTCATCGGGCTCTGGCACTGTGTTTTCTGCTTCTTCCATTGGCTGTCGTTTTTCCATCTCTCGCACTTCATCCACGCTCAGGAATCCATTGCTCAAAGCAATCTGATGCGCTTGGTATCGTGAGAGCGTATCGGTGCGAAGTAGTGAGTCATAGTTGAATCGAGCGACTTGACCGCGCACCAGAAGATCCGAAAGAGCTTCCTCGATGCGCTGAGCAATCGGCTGAATGCTCCATCGAATCAGTTGCAGATTCTCCTGCTCCACATTGGAATATGTGCGTGAGGAATTAGGCGCTCCTAAGTAATAGGCCGGAAGCCCCAAGATGTTTGATGCTTCGACCAGTGCTTGCTGCTGCGCTTCGATAAGCTGTGATTCTTGTGCATTGTCGCTGAGCACCTCAAAGTCTGTGGTGTTATTCAAGACAGCCGGTGCGCGATTGCGTGAAGAGTACATCGACATCCATGCAGACTTGAGCGCATCCGCTTCTTCTTGTGTGAGATCAGGATTGGCTGACTTCAAGATTGCCGATGGACTTACGCCGCCGTCAAAGTAGCGCGCGGCATACTCATTGATGGCAATGGATTTTCCGACAGCTTGCTTCTGCGCTCCGAGGATTCCCACACCGACAAGCGATCCAGGCATCGAGAAGTTCTTGATGTGCAGGATTTGTGATTGATCATATTCTCTGTCGTCTATCGAATAGATTAAGCGACCTTCTTTGTCACGATTGACTTGGCATCGCATCGGCTCGACAGGATAGAAGCTATCCGGCAAGCCATTAACTCCAGGCTCACCGAGCACCGCGATGTAGTTGCCATGTATGAGCAACGCTGCCGCCATTGCGCTGACTGTTTCCATGCGCGTGTGTGGTGGATTAGGTCGCAGAAGAATGTTGGGAGTGGGAGTGACGAGCTTGTCACCGCGATAAGCATGCAGTGGCATTGCTCCGATTGCATCAGAGATGAGTGTGATTCCGCGCCAGATTGCAGGCACTCCGAGAGCTGTGTCTTGATCAACATAAACACCAGCCCAATTTCCCTCAAAGAATCTTCCGACTCTTCCCAATGAATCGACATAGCCGGTGTTGGTATAGACAACACTGGGCTGAAATTGTCGTTTCAGTAAATTATTGAGCACTACCTCGCTCCAATGCTATGCCAAAGAGCGTGAGAATCACGCCCCCACATACTATCGCAGCGCGCTCGGAATAGAGAGCAATTCCCGCGCAGAATGTCAATGCGCCAAGCAGTTGAATGATGGTGCTCATCTGTTTCATGTTCATCAGTAGATTCTGCTCCTTTGTGGCTCTTTGGTTGGTTCTTTGTGAATGATGCCGAAGACTGCCAATGTCGCAGCCACCAAGTCGATGGCATCATCGCATGACTTCCGATCCCATGCCCAGGCTTCGCCCAGTGGTCTCCGACTGGTGCTCTTGATGACTTGGAGCATCTGAGGATCTCCATCATGAGCGAGTCTGGCATCTTGTACCAAGTCATAGAATGTGCCACAGCCTTGCGCGAGATCGCGCTTGCCAATCGGAATCACATTGACTCCATCTCGCTGGAGAGCATCAATGAAGGATCCGGCGGGAGATCCGGCATCGATGACAATCGGCGCGCGCCACTTGGCCGAGAGCTCTTTGCATCGCTCGATGACCCAGCGCACTCCATCGCCACGCTCGACAATTTCAATCGGCACCTTGCTTCCGATTCTGCCAGCCGCCGCGATGGTGGCCTTGTGGCGCTCGAAGGTCACATCCAGGCCGAAGACAATCTGATTGCCAATGCGTGTGCTGGTATCGGTCAGAGCTGTCCAAGCGGCATCGCTGATGACTTGGACAGAAGATGTCGATGGCCAGACATTGAGCCACTCTCGCGCGAAGATGTGTGCAGGATTCATCTGGGCAGCTTGCCTGACAGCTTCTATCGTCACACCATGCTTGAGCTCCAGAGAAGGGATGGCCTGATACCAGACAGCCTCATCATGGACATCAAATTCATCACTGGCCGGAGCCCACTCGAACCAAGCCAAGCCAGAGTCTTTGTTCAGGATGGATTCATGGCCAAGAGCGCGATAGTGCTTCAAGAGCTCGGAGCTCTGTGGATCTCCGGCATTCGACACAATCCAGAGCTGTCCATTGCGGCGCGTGGCCAGAGTAGGCCGGAGCGCGGCATCGATGTCGAGCGTGTGAGTCAGAGCTTCATCGATGATGACCAAATCCAATGTCCGACCTCTGCCGCCAGTATTGCTTGGAGTGAGGATGGAGTAAGAGCTGCCATTCTTGAATCTGACCATCTCGCTGCCGTTGCGATAGATGATTTTTGAGATCTGTTTTGAGATCTTGGGAGATTGCTCCATGATGGCCACATGCTCATCCCAGGCATGCCTGGCCATGTTGCGATCCTGCGCCGTATAAGCAGCAAAGTGTCCAGGCTGCAAGCATTCCATTGCAATCCTGGCGCTGACCAGCTTGCTCTTGCCATTCTGTCTGCCGAGCGTAGCGCCAGCCGTAGTCCAGTAGTAGTCACCACGATCATCACATTCTAGAGCTACATCTGCCACATACGCCTGCCAAGGGAAGAGCTCAAAGCCCATCATCTCTGCGACTCTACGCAGATGCACTCCGCGAGTCTTGCGCTCTGGCCTTCGGATAGTTCCCCAGCGCGGCAGTGTGCTATTCAGTAAGAGTGTCATCTATTTCCTGCCAGAGATTATCCTCTTCGCGCTCCACGCCAATCATATCCCAGTGAGCTCGAATCTCTTTGGCGATGGCAGGCACAGAATGGAGATTTTTGCCCGATGCTTCTATGAGATCCCATGTGCGAGCAAGACCCAGCATGGATTCAAGAATAGATGGGGAGATGTCTTGGAAGCCTTTGAGCGCTTTGATCATGGCAGCTTCATGCCGCCGAGTCCGAGTCTTCTTGTTACCACTTGCGACTGGGGATGGACTTCTTCCGGATGGCGTTGCCATATTTAGCCCCTCTCGATTGATTGCATGGAGAGCAGGATGGCCGAAGCTCTCCGCTCCACATTCTCGGATCTCTGACCGATGCAAGCGGTGGATCGTGATCGACTTGCGTGGCTAGAGCTGTCTTGCACCAATAGCAAGTCGGATTCAACGCCAGAATAATCTTGCGTAATTTTCTGTAATTTTGTCCGTATTTGTGCGTATTGTTTCCATTCCTGTTATTTTGCGCCATATTATTTTCTCGCTTTTCTTTCCTGGGGAGAGCGAAGAAAGATGGGGAACGGCGTGTAGGTCTGTCCGTATTGGGAAAAAATAGGATATGTCATAGTTTGTCCTGTGGATTACTTCTGAGCTGTAATCAAGACGAAGAGTGTTCCAGAGCCCGCATCGGTCAAGGCGTAGAGCACCTCACCCGCACTGAGCGTGACTTCCAGCTTGTCATCAGTGTCCATCTGATAGCCGTTGCCTGTGGTCACGCCTTCATTCCCAATGAATGCCTTGTGCTTCGCATGCAGACTGACATGCTGTGTCACATCATCCACTGAGACGATGGACTGACTTGTGGTGGTGATCGTGACTTGCTTACTTGTCGCCATGCTCTTGCTCCACTCCCATGTGTCTCTTGCTCACGAATCTCTTG